GAGACACGCCTGCCCCTGTCGTGAGTGTGGAATTCTGGGATAAAATTGAACGATATATGAATCAACCGATGAATGTGGAGATGAAGGGCGAGTCGACCTTTCCTGTGAGTTTCCCTTTGAGCGCACCAAAGATCAGTGTGTCGCCGGCATCGCTCAGGTGTGGTGCCTGCTCCTGTGGGTAGTCTGGGCGCTTCTCTTTGGACTTATCCTTCTCGAAGCCATTGCGCGATGTTGTTCTCATCGCTGTAAGCTTACAGCTCAATGCCCAATCTGCAGCGTTCTTCTCATTGAACTCGAAGATAGGTAGTGACGGATCATCTCCCTTCAATATCCTATCCCACATCTTATACCTGAAATCAGGGGTTGGTGTCGCGCCAATGTCATGAAGCTGCACGGCCCAACTACCATATTCATCATCCTTTCGGAGATGGTCAGCGAAGTCCTGAAAATACTTTACATCATTGATTGCATTGGTACCTTTAGCCGTGTGGTCGTAATAGTATCGTACAGTCTTATCCTTATGGTGTTGGTAATACTTCTTGAAGTCAGCGGCCAAGTGTCGCAACTTCTTTGGGTGCAGCACATACATGCTGTTCACAAAGCGGTACTTCTCACCATACACCTGGCCTACTACCAGGCAATTGATCGAGCCGCCGTAATCCATCCCAATATCAAGCGGTCGGTCAGGCAGTATGTCGCTGTCCATGCGTGAATCTTGTTCGGATGCTTTCTCAAGGTCATAGCCTAAGCTGTCAAGGTATGAGTTGTTGTGCATGACGTAGCCATGGTCTCTGTCAGACAGGTTTGGGTAGAATCCCATTGGCACTTCATCGAGTCTCTTGTTTAAGATCGATGTCTTGAATACGGCAGGAGAAAGGGTTTTCCTCATAAGATGGAAGTACTCTTCTCCAAGTATGTGGATGTTCTCAAAGCTATCGGCCTCGGAATAATAGATCAAGGGAGCTACTCCATTTCTCGGGTTGCCTTTTCTGATCATATTGAGCTCCTCAATGAGCTTTTTCATTCGTGACTTCAGCACCAGCTTACTCTTTGCGTTGTAGCTAGGAAGCTTCGCCTTCATCTCATACAGCTTCTGTTGTAACTGAAGAATCAACAGGTACCGCTCATAGTTATTCCTATCAAGGAAATCTTCTTTCTTATCCAATAGCCACATCCCCTTCTCTGATGTAGGCATATCAGTTGTGAGCAGAATAGAGTGGTGATTTGATAGATGTCCAAACCTTTCCCTGTGTCCTCGGTTGGCAGGAAGAAGTTCCTCTTCATACCTCTTTCTGTGTAAGAATTTCGCCTCATCCCCCACGATCCAATCGATGTTGAGGCCGTTTGCGCTGTTTGGGCGATCCTGAGACACGAGCATCATCCCTGAACCATTTCTCCAGTGCATGAAGTACTGAGCTTTCAATGGGCAATTGTATGGGCGATCCCACTTTAGCTTTCTTGGAGCGAATTCTCCAAAGAAGTAGTCTCTCCCCCTCACATATCCAAGTCTATCCAAACCCTCCAATGTTCCAGGAAGGGTTTTCGTGAGCATCGATTGATAGGTGTCCGCTACCATAATCCCCAATGATCGAGGCATATCGAACACGTTCTCTACTATTCTCGGAGCTATAAGACCGGATGACTTACCGGTACCCCTGCCCCATATTGCGTACTCCACAGGGGCTTTAACGTAGTAAGACCGCAACTGCGGGGGGTTCATGTATACAGTGTTGCTCATTTCTCTTCCGTGTAGTCTACATCTTCTGCTCCATCGAACATCTCACGCATCACCTTAGTTCGGAGTTCGTTTACCTTCTTCACCCGCTCAACCCCAATATCCTCTGGTGAGGATGTAATGTTGACAGGCACCGCTCCAATAGCATCCCAGTCTGGTTCATCAGAATCAAGGTCATTGAAATCACCTAACGTTCGGCGGAGTTCGCCGAGGGTGTCGGTGTATGCCTTCATGAGTTTCGCGTCGGAGATGGCAATCATATCCCCTTTCTCATTCTCCCTGAAAAGGTCCTGCTCCATTCCGGTGAGCGCCCTCATGATTTTGTCAATCACCATTTGGCGGTAATACGCCTTATCGATTCGCAGTTTAGATCCGAAAATGTACTTGGCATCCATTACCACTTTATGAGCTTGCCTCAATGTAAGCCCGTACTTCTCTCCAAGCATCTTTTTTGCGCGCCTATCCCCCCATTGACGGATCAAGTTGTCGGCTGCGTCATACCGCTCGTACATCTTCTGTTCATGCTCAGATAGATGCTCAACCTTTCCATTCAAGTATGCAACAATCCTGTCCGGATCTGTTGCGGCGGCCATTACTTCAGTAGGTAGCTTATCGGCCATGTTTTTCAATGAATTCGTCAATTTGCTTCAACGTGTTTTGACATTCGCGGTACTTATCCGGGTTCTGTAACACCCCGTTTTTTTTCTTGTAGGTGTTCTGCTTGCGGATGTAGTTCACCGACTCAACTTGCTCCTGGAGCAATTGTGCCGCGTGCTTTAAATCTGACATGCTTTTTTTTGGTTCTGTGCCGGGTAGGCGTTTTTTGTGATCATGGTAATAGTCCAACTTTTCGTAAATGGACTTGATTTCTCTGTCGTTTGAAAGAATTTGAAAGGCCAATGACTCCGATCGCCGGAGATTCGGTGATCTTCTCGGGGTCCCTTTTCTGGTGAATAGCACGTTGTACAATTCTCCACGCAAACGCGACATTTCCTCGTACAGCATTTTTTGCTTTTCCTCAAGATCTCGTAAGTCCTTTGGAAAGTCTGAAGTGTCGTACTTCTTGTATTTGGTTCCTGATGGCTTTAGGTGATGTTCTGCTTTTTGAAATAGCTCAGAAACTTTCTTTCTGGAGAATGGAGAGTCGATAGGTATAAGCTTCAGGAATACGGGCTTCACTAAACCCTCTTCAATCATGGTTTGGATAATCTTCTTCGCGTCCTCGAAATTCTCGCCCTCGTTTCTCCAAACGGCGATTCTATTGTAGATGGAATTCCCCATTTTCTGGTAAAAAAATCCCCCAGAACGAAACCAGGGGATTTACTATCTGCTTGTTTTACTCTGCCGAAGCTTCAGATTCTTTCTTTGCCCTTTTTGGAGCCTTAACGATGTGCGGGAAACTTGGATCCAGTGCTAGGCGCATTGCCGATTCTGGGCTCATGTTTCGCGTATCGTAAGAGTTTCCTCTGTGGTTGAATACCACAGGACAAGACTTCAGCTTTTTTACTCCGTCGATTTTCATGATTACGCCGATGGTTCAGTGATGGTGCCCGGGTAGAACAAGAGTGAGCCTTGATATGCTCTGATCTTGAACTCATATCCCTTAACGCCCTCCTTGATGGTTCCGGACTTATAGCTATCCTCAACAATCTTGGCTGGAGCACACGCTGTTCCCACTTGCAACTTCTTCGTTCCGTTACACGGGAAAGGTTCAACGATGCAGATCAAATCCGGATCATCCAACAAGAACGCCTCAAACTCTTCATCGGTTCCTGGGAAGAATGCTGAGATGTCTACCATCTTGCCTTTACTGTCTTCCTCACCAACTACAGATGTTTCCAGCGATCGTTTTTCTGCCGTGGTGTACATCAAGCGGAATCCTTCTGTTCCTGTGAAAGTATGATCGCCGTCGATGGTCACTTTCTCAGCTTGGGTAGATGGTGATGCGTACACTCCAGCGAGGGTGTCGAAGTCTCCCAACTCAGCGTACCAAATGCGGCCAAGACCGGGGTTACGATCTACACCTGCTACTTTGCTTGCAATGTCAAAATCCATGGATGCTTAGTTTAAGAGGGTGAGGAATGAAACTTTCTTGCGAATCATATCCAAGATCAACTGCTTGTACTTGGTTGGATTCGAGGCAATATCCTTGGCGGTTACAACTTCTCCTTTGTGCTTGATGGCCGGAATTGAGATGCGGTACTTCTTACCGTCAAAGTCGAATACGTAGCCTTTTTCAGGCTTAGAGTTAGCCGCCTCTTTGTTAGCTTTCTGGAGTTCTTCGATGGTTTCTGTGAGGGCTTGGTTCTCTGCTTCGAGTTCCAACACCTTCTCAACCAGCTCCTCCTTTTTCAATTTTGAATAGTCTGCTGACATTTCTTTTGGTATTAAGTCCCGGGGATTGCTCCCCGGGTGATTTTCAATTCAGTGAATTAAGGGTTGAGTTCCAGGTCGTTTGTGTACACGATGCCAGGAATGACAAAACCGTATCCTTTGAAGAAATCTGTCCAGAGTTTCACCTTACGGTCTTCACTCTCGATCTCCCACATACCTTGATTCTTGCCATGCTTCCAAACGCAGTACTGGTTCTCTTTTGGAGTACACCAAACCTTCTGAGAGCTTCCAAGAGCTTCATCACCATGAACCGTGATGTTTGGATGAAGGAAGAATCTGTCCAGCTCTGCCTGGCCGTAGTACAGGTTGTACTTCGCAGCCTGACCAGCACGGAATCGATTCAAAAGAGGAATACTCATAACCAAAGTCATAGGTTGGTTCTGGTAGCGAGCATCAATAGCTTGAACAAACTCTGTTTCCAACTCTGTTACGAAGTCGGTAGCTGTAGTACTCCAAGCACCAATTGCAAACGGAGTGATATCGCCGGCGGTGATATGATCATTGATGATCTTCTTCACACCATTCATAGCCGTGCCTGCAGCACCTGCAGTTCCAGGTGTAACAGCGGCAAACTCTCCAGCATAAGCCTCGTTCAAAATCACATCCTGAGACATCTTTGGAATGAGGTGTTCTTCCATGAGCCAGCGAACAAATGGCCACTCTTTGCGATCGAGATCACCTGAAGCAAGAAATCCGAGCCATGATTCTTCCAGTTCATCTGGATAATCCTCGAAGTCTCCTTTGATCTTCTTGAGCTGAATGGGTGCAGCAGTAAACGTTACTGCTCCGGTAGGAGTCCACGCTTTTTGGAATGGCTGTGCCAATCTACTCAGCGCCGCAGAACCCAACTGAAAGAGTGTGTTATTCGTCTCGCGAATGGTAAACAGTTGGTCAAATGTGTTTTGGTAGTACAATTGTTTGTACAGTCGTTGAGCATTTTGGCCTGAATTCAAGTAATAGGCCCCGTACTCGCTGATAATATCCGAAACTGTCATAGTTTAAAACGGGTTATGATTGGGGTTAAAAAATTGTTCCTGATTCTTTAAGGTTGTCCGCGCGCTTGTTGTGCGGAAGTGAAGCCAACTCTGCCATTGGATCTTCATTTGGTACTGGGTCGTCTCCAGCCTTAGCTGGTGCCGGAGGCGCCAACTCATCAAGCTTTGCTTGAGCCGCATAGTGATCGGCTTTGAGCTTATTTACCGTGTCGGCGACATCAGAAGCGGACTCAACACCAACTGCAGTGCAAATGCTTGCAAGGGTGTCTTGTGCTTCTTTCAGCTCATCGCTGGCCTTATCAGCTTTTGCCTGAGCATCGGCGAGATCTGATGGGGTAATTACCTCACCTTCTTTAAGCGCCGCGTTCACTTCTTCGGTGATGTTCTGCTTCTCTTCCACAGTCAACACCTTGTCGAAAGCTCCTGATTCGAGCTTCGCCTTCAGATTTTCGAAATTCATCGGGGTATGATTTGGGTTTGTTTTTTGCGATTTGATGCGCGACTGAACGAAGTCGATCCACTTCTCACGATCTACATCTTTAGATGCCTGTGTTTTCAACAGCTTGGCAGCCACCTGCTGCGGACCTTTTGCCTTCATTTCCTTGGTAGAAGGCATTCCTTCAACATCATAGTTGGCAACTTCATCAATTAGGCCAAGATCAAGGGCTTCATCTGAGTTGTAGTAGTTGTCTTTGAAATTCAGGAAGTCAGATTTGATTACATCTTCGCTCTTGCCTGTTCTATCTACCAACATGAGTGCGAGACTACGGTCATACTTATCCAAGGAATCTGCGAACTCTCGCAGTTCCTGAGCATTACCATAAGTGAAGCCCCATGCATTGTGAATCATGAGCAGAGAGTTTTGAGCCATAAATACTTTGTGACCGCTCAAAAGAATGAGGGCGGCCATGCTCATTGCTGCTCCATCGTTGTATGTGTGGACCTCCTTTTTAGACTGGGAAATGATATTGGAGATGGCCAGCCCCTCAATCACCGAGCCGCCAACCGAGTTGATTCGAACGTTGATTCGGTCGTACTTTTCTTCAAGGGCTTTGAACTCTTCTCTGAACTGAGAAGCCATATTGATTTGCTCCCAGGTGTTCCAGTCAAAACCTCCAATTTCTCCGTAGAGAAGAATGTCGGCCTCTGATGAACCTTCCTTTGCAATTACCGTCCAATACTTCTGATCCATATGCAATCTCAAATGAATAACTGGCTTGTAGCCGTTCTTGAGACCGCAAAATGGGTAGATGTAAGTCGGGAAACAGGACGCTATTTACCCCTAAAAATCGTACTGAGCGAATGGAAGTTTGTTGGTTGCCTGGATGGATATTTCCATTTTAGTACCGTCTCCGAACTTCTGGCCATCGTTCACAGAAGTGGCAATAACCGACACCGGGTCGTCGGGTGTTCCAACTATCTTGATTAAGCCGTTCTGATCCTTGTACTTGAGGATGTAATTCTTTCGTTCGGCTTCGTGTAGAATGTTGCGTCGAGCAGACGTGGTAAGTGCCGCAACTCCCCGTAACTGAAAGGCGTACAGAGCTGAACCGTTTTCTTCTACCCGGTTTTCAACTGGTCGTGTGGTCCACCTGGTGAACACCATTTCTTCCCAGTCGTTTTCTCCGGAAAAAACAATCTCATCCAGAAACGAGAGGTTGGCAATATCCGGCCATGTGTCAATTCCATTTTCTACATCGTAAAGCCAAACTTTGCATGTGCCGCCATGGGACTGTTGAGAAGGTTTATCAAGGAGCATATCGCTTGTTTTATCTGGACAATTTTGAACTAAAAAAATTACAGGTGAGCGCGCATCAACTCAAAATGTTTTTCTCTGGCCCTTTGGAGCATTTTTATACATGCATCATCAAGCAATTCATCGCTACTGATGTCGTACTTCCCGAAAAATGCGTTTATCACATCGGTTTCTTTTGCGTTTTCATCAATCTGCTTGGCCACAAAAGAATCCATCAACAGCTCATTTCGCCACCACTTATCAAAAAACTGATTCAGTACTTTCATTTTATCTGGCGGAATCCAGTAGTGCCTGTACCTGGTAGACGAATGTAGAGGCCTAACTTGATGTGGTAGGGTAATCACTACCTGATTCTCTGTGTGGTACTTGTGTTTTTTCCAGTCATCAGGTCGAGGCTCCATCATTAGGTCCAGGGCTTTCCTGAGCATCGGCTTGTACACGCTTTGCTTTTTGTACTCCCCGAGGTGATGGTAAGCCCATTGGCCGGAAACATGATCGAGGTGAAGGAACAATACTGTTTTTGCCATCTACAAAATCACTTCATTGTTGTGAACAGAGTCTTCAGCAACATCTACAAACTCCCAATCTGCAGACGATGTATTAAGGATTCCCTTCTGCTCAATAATTGCAAGAGCGCCAGTTAAGAATGCCTGCTCTATCACCTCTGAGTTAATGCGGTTGGAATTATCATCAAGCAGGGCCGTGATCATACCATCAAGCTCAGCATATGGGATGATAGTTTCCTCTGGATTGATGAGTCGAGGCTGACCATCTACCAAATGATAGTACACGTTGTTTACTTCTACCCGTTGCTTGATGTCATTGAAGTACTTGCCTCCAATTCTCATGTATACAATTCCGCTCTGGTTTCCAAGAGTTCCAAAGCTCACGGGGTTTATGGTTCGGATTACTTTCTTCATCGATCAAAGGAATGAGGCGTAGTCGCCAGGTTGAATTTTTCTGCAGATGTATAGCCCATGAAGTGTGCTTGCGGTTTTGTTTCTACGCTGGCAATCGCCCTGATCATTTACTGCCCAAGCGGTAGTTGTTGGTGTTTGATCTGGCTCACCGGTCCAAGCGTAAGTATCGTACTGGCTACTGATGAGATTTCGCTTGGAGAGGTTATGATCGGTTTGGTAGTAGTTCTCGTACTTATCCGGGTAGAATACTTTGTAAAAGATGTCTTTTACAGGTACCATCACCCAATCTGAAAATCCTTTGAACGACATTGCGTTGAGCGCAGCAACCTGATCTAAGCAGCTTTCCCAATCTGTAACCACCACATTTGGTTGGTAAAAGTGAATACCGGTTAGCCAATCTACTGGGCAGTACTCATCTCCATGGGTGAATTGAGAAATGTCCCATGTGGTTCTGTTTGCCGATGGAGCAAGTCCATCAATGGTAGTGTACCTATCTGTGTTTCCCCATGGGTTTAAGCTGTTTGCAGACAACGTGTACGGATCTGCCCCCAACTGCATCAACTGAATCGGGCTTGCTCCATAATCCCAAAAATCGAACCAGCCGGAAGCAATGAGGCTGTACAAATCGCCGGCATACTGAGAGGAATACCCAAAGCTGGTTCTGTGATCAAAAGGCAGAACAGGCATAAACTTCTTCTCAATGGTTGGGCAAGCAGTAGCGATAAAAGGGACCCCCGCAGGTGTAGGAACCACACGGCCGTCACTGTCTACATTGTCTACATCTGCAATCTCCTCAGAAATGTCTGGAAATGTCACACTCCCGTCCAAATTGAGTTCGGGATTGGATGACTTTGAGAGCAAAATTGATTCGAGAGAGTTGGTCACAAGGACCTTTGGACCGGTAAGGATTGAACCCGGTTTGAGTTCCCTTGAGACTGCAACCTCCTTTTCTGAATCGGCATAAATAGTTGAGTTCGGAATTAAGATGTTCTTGTTGGCCTGAGATGTATCGGAATACCCGGGGACATCGGTATCCGTGTCGTCGTCTTTACCCGGTGATTTTGAAGTTATTGTGATGTCTGGACCGATATGGGTTTCCCCACCTTCAATTGACACCTGGTAGGATTGATCTGAATTTTCGTAGGTAGCCGGGAGGCATTCTCCGCCGATCGTTTGAACCGGGAAGCTCACCTCTACATTAAGTGTGGTTGGAAATGATACGGTTACTTCCATCACTAAATAGCCTGATTTCGAATGGTTACTCCATCCATGTAGAAGATCTTCTCAACCTTTTGGATCTGATGCTGGGAACTATCGGTGAAATCAACATCCTCGACTCCGATTTTAACCTCCGCATCAATCCACCCTTTACGAGCTCCTGAAGTAGCCTCTCGTTTTACGTGGATCTGAACGAGGCCATTTGCATCATCCAAAATATCAATCAACTCGGTACCTGAAAGTGAGCCGGCAGTGTGTCTACAGAATACTTCTCCATTGTCGTAAACAAGAAAGATCGCAAGTCCCTCAAGAGATGAAATTGCTATAGGATCACCATTTGAATCGGTGAGGGTAAAGTTTATCGGAATGTCCTCGCCAGTGTGTTTTTTCATCTCAGCATTTTAGCAAAGATGCGGCGTATACAAGCTATTTGATGGACAACTCAAATGTAGGGAAAATACACACAACTCTTGCTAAAAGCCATGCTTCGCACGGGCGTTTAGCTTGGAGTTATGCACAAGCACTACTCATCGTCATTTTCAACCTTTTTAGGTCTTAATACCAACATCAAAGAGTCTGTATTCTCATAAGCACGCAAATAACCGCCTTTACATTGGTTTACTGTATATCCTTTGGCACTCGCTGGGCTTCTGTCATACAAAGTACCTGTGTGTGTTTCAAGCGTAATGTCATCCTGTGGTGTTATCATTTTTAACGCTTGCTTTTCGCTGTCATTTTCAGGAGTTAACATTATTTGCTTAATTCCGTCTGCTATAATAATTGCTGTTTTCATTTTTCGTATTTTAATTAAGTTAAGTTTTTAATTTACCGTGCCAGATGCATAACAAAGTGTATAGCAAATAGCCGATTAAGGTTTGTAATCAATTTCAAGGTTCGTGCTTCGGCTACTTGCCATACACGAGCCGTTGTGGTGCATTTAAAGACACACTTCTAAAATATCGTCATTATCTATAACCACGTTTATTTTACCATTCTTCGCTTCTCTGCAAGTTAAAGCCTCATATCTTACTATTTCGTGAGTTCCGAAGTTTAGGTAATTAAGATATTTAATGGTAAAATATTCAGGCTTACCATTACGTCTTGGGTTTTTTGCAAGGACTTTATCACCTGCTTTTGCTTTAAAATTAATTGTTACTTCCATTTAAAAAACGCACCACAACAATGTATAACAGCAATAGCGGTTGTAGTGCTTAATTTTAACACTATTGCTTTTTATTAATATTTCAGTTAATCCGACAATCATTCTTTTTTTAATCCGCTACTGCGGTTATACTCAACGTTGTGCGCAATTAAGAATCCGCTTTAAGAAACCTAATTGAATCCTCATAGCTTTTTATTAGCCTATCGTAGGCTCTTGCAACTATATCATTTTCTTGATTTGCTTGCTTCTTTTTTGCTAACCACAAATGAAGTTGCATAAGTTTAATTGTAATCCAAGTCATAATTTAACTTCGCACAACAAAGGCTAAAAAGCATAGCCATGCGACTTTTTGTGTTTTAATGAAGCGTGATTCAGTGGCTACGCTTCTTAGCCAAACCGTTGTAGGTAATGCTAATCCCAGTACCAATTGCGAAACATTCTTCTCCCAAAGTAGTTAGCACACTTCCAGAACTGTTCGGTTCTGTCTTCAAATCGTTCTGCCATACTTTCAGGTATCGCACAAGATTTGACCTTAGTTCCAAAGCAAAGAACGCCCAAAAACTTAGCTCCAGCATAAAACCTACCATCTGTGCATCCTATCCACCAAATACCCGTTTCAGTATCTCGATATATTCGATTCATTACACGTTTCTTTTTCAGAAACTTTTGAAGGTTTGGACTCCACCAAGCACTACCTACAACATCTGCTAAAAAAACATTGTCAGTAGGTTTTTGAATTGTCATTTTGTTACTCATTGTTTGTCTGTTTTTGAAAGTTAGTAATCAACGTTTTTTAGCAGTAACCGTTGTGCTACATAGGTTTATTGCATCCAAAAGCCTTACAACTACTTGGTTTAATGCACTCTTCGCCTTTTCTGTGGCTACATTCCTGCAACTGTTCGCTTTGCCCTACAACATCAGGTATAGTTAATTTTTTCAAATCAGCTACAACAGCGCAAATAGCCTGAGCATAATGGGAGTTTTGAAGCCTATCTTCTTTTGTGTACATCAACGGGTCATCACACACTCTTCTGTGTAAAGCTATTTGCTCATCCCACTTTTCAATCAATTTCTGTAATTCATTCATAATTTATCTATTTAAGTCAAAAACTAACCATACCTGCGGCACGTTGGTGTGCATTTAGGATGCTTGCACCATAGTTCGGTGTGCCATCGGTTTCATACCTATTTTGTTTGTGTTTCCTGTTCAATAACTCTCCCGCCTTACATAGTACGGTAGAGGTGTGGATTCATCGGTGCTGGCCTTTGAGATCCGGTATACCTTTTCACGCTGAATGAGCGACTTGAGGTATTCCAGGTTTGTCTCTGTACGTAAGCGCCCCATGAATAAATTTTCAGACTCATCTGCATAGAGGTATGGCATGAGCATGTTGAGGCGCTCATTTCCATTTCCATCAATATGGGTGAAATCATCCCATGTTGCGAGCTCCCAGTAGGAGTCGAGACGTATGAGTTTTGGTGATATCATTGTATTCCTATAAAAATTTAGCTCAAGGGAAAATTCGGTTTTCAGCTAATAATGAGTTTTAAGGGCAATAATTCCGTTCCAACGTTCCAACAATCCAACAGTCCAACAAAAACACCTAGTAATCCAACAGTATCCAACAGTATCCAACACATATATATATTCTATCTTATTATTATTCAATTACTTATTATATTGTTGGAACGTTGGAACAGATGTTTGTTCTGTTTTCATAAATCTATCTCTATTGGGTGTTTTTAGAATACTTGCCCATTACCATTTGGCCAGTTCTTAGGGGAAACCTTACTATCCATAGGGTATTCAGAATCTGGTTCATTCATTCCAACATTCTCCAACCTTGGATCCCATTTTTGGGCAATTTGAATGTCTTTTAGCTCCGTTTGTTGGATCGTTGTGTCGAAAACAAGTCCACTGGTGTTTTTTGTTACACCTTCACCCTTCTTCCATCTTGTACTCTTAATGACGCCTAAATAGCCTGCCGAATTCTCCAGGTATTGGCTCAGAGATTGTTTATTCATTCCTGTTTTTCCCCATTTCCTACGGTAGCTTTCCAGGTATTCAGAGTGTATATCATTAAGCCTTACAACAAGAAGGTCACGTTTAGATTCAAAGTCGATTTGCTTGTATCCTTTTTTTCCATCTGTGACTTTGATGCTCGAAGCATCGGGTATGAACTTATAGTGCCATTCTTCAGTTATTTGCCCTTTTTCCGCAAGGTTCTCTACTATATTCCAGAACTCTCCTAAAGAGTCACTTTCTTGGATGAGTGAACTTACCCTTGCAACCTCAGATCTGATCCATTGATCAATTTCATCATTTCTCCATGGGAGGGTAAATCGGTTCCCAACAAACTTTAAGCAAGCCGATAGAACGCAGTAGTTACGGAGCACTCTTTCAAGGAAGTTTGTTTTAGATGAGCTTAAGTAATCTCTTGTCTCAGAAAATACATCTGCAAAAATTCTACTGTACTTGTTCTTGAATTCTGTTCTGAATGGAATCAATTCCCTGACAAGTCCAGTTAATCCTTTTTGTTCAAGATCCTCTTTTAGATGCCGATACGCCTCCACTTGCTCTTTCGGTCTGTTCCTATTCGATTGCCCATCGAATGGAACCAGAATACATCGGCTAAGAGCAGAATTATCGTCTCTAGTGCTCAAGTATTGGCCAGTGAGAACTACAGCACTGTTGTATTTTTGAGTTTCAGTTTTTCTTTTGGAGCCCCCTTTCCCGCGCTGTCTCCCAGCACCGTCAAAAATTGACTTAATCGTTTGAAACCTTTCTTCATCGATTGCATTGTCATCAAACTCATCCATCCATACCACACAATTTCTGAACTGTTCCAGGTACCTTGAAAAGGCGAATGCCGTTCCATGGTTCAAATTGAAAGGAGGCATTTGATTGAAGAAAAATGCACTGATAGACTCTGCAAACTTCGACTTTCCGCTTTGCTTTTGTCCATAGCATGAAAGAAGGGGACAGTTATTATCCAGTTGAAATACAACGTCCTTGAATAATCCAATCACCACAAAACCTACCGCTGCAATAGCCTTACCCGGATACACCTTTTCCATAAGTGATGTCCATTCTTCAAAGTTTATTTTGGGCTCTATGAATTTGATATATCGATCATTTTCATATTCATCCTCCTCCATTAGTCCCTGATAAACTTTACTCGCAGCAGGACTAAAGAACCTTTCCTTATTGTAGTCTGCTATTCCCATTTCGTCAAAATGCACAAGGTTGTTCTCAATATCTAACATGGAGTTATACCAAGCCCAAAACCCCTTTGACTGCCATCCCAGTGTTCGCAGCTCATAGCACATAGGAAATGAGTTGCTGATTTTACTCAGTATTTTCATCAGGTGAACCTTTGTGCCAAAAAACAAGTAGTTGCCCTGTTCAAATACGGTTTTGCAGAATTGATCTAAACTAACCATTGCCCCGCTAGGCATCTCTATCACCTGATTTGATATTCCATTATCAATTTCCAGAATTCGCTTGTTATCCTCTAAGCTGTTGATGTGAAAGAATGGCTTAATTATGAAGTTGCTCTTTTGAGTAAACCCTTCTTTTGAAGGGAAGTAGTAGCCCGTTTTCAGTCCATCTGTGACTTCAAAAAAACCATACTTGTGATACTCTTGCTTATCCACTCCAGGTGGCAACTGAATATCAAACTCATTTACTGATGTTGAAGGTCCGGTTTTATCCTTCCTGATGTTTTTACTCATTCCACTTTTGAGGGCTTCATCATATTCCTTGCTTTTAATCTTGAACTGCTTCATCAATTGAGACTTGTAGTCTTGCCTCACAGTAAGGCTAGGAATTTGATTGACTGCAATTGCTACTTGTTGAATTGCTTCACTTTTTAGGTAGGCATCATCTCCGGCTTCACCGATTAAGTGTTGAGCCATCCACACAACTCCATCTTGTTTCATGGAGCTTACAGTATCGGTTAATTTGTTGGTCATAGTTGGTTATTCCTCTGGTTTAAAGTATTCTCTTACAGTATCGATTGATAGTTGGAAGAAGGTGATTTCCCCGGGCATTTTACAGGTTACTGCTCTGCAGAACTGGTCCTGTACAATGACTTCGATTTTCTCTCCTGGCTTCCAGTTGTAGTCCATTTCATTTTTCCATGGCGTGTGGCAGGTATACACACCAGGCTCAATGATCAGGTCGGTTAGTAGCATTTGGTTTGACATGGTGTTAGGTTGTAGTCCTCATAGGACTTCTATTGTTCATTTGGTAATTTCTTGGCATACTCCCTATACTCTTTCACCCTTTCTTTCAAGTGCGAGAGTGAATTTTGAGACTTTCGAATCAACTCTATTGGAGCTCCCCTATCAATCAAATAACGATGGTGTAACCTCTCTTTTTCCACCATAATCTCAATTGTTGGGATAATGTCGATGAGTAGCTTTTGCTTGAAGTTCTCCATTGAAGTTTGCTTTATTTCAGAATTATGATGTATTGATAAAACAGAATTGATATGTAGTAAGCCACAATAAGTGATGCGATTACTGCAAAAACATCCATCCATTCAACGAGCTTTGTTGGTGTCCGCTCAAAGAATTTTGTAGGCAAGCACGGTGTAATGATGTATTTAACGATCAACAGGATGATACCAAATGATATGAGGAAAACCGCAAGCATGATGTTGATTACTGTATAGGGTATTTCGGTAGGTGTCATTGTTCTTGGACGTTTTTTGTGATTTCAGTATTGGATATCGTTAGCTCTTTGCCTCTGAGCGCGAAAAAGAGGGTTTAATTCTCTAGGACGCTTTTTGTGATTTCAGACCGAATTGCTTCAAACTCTTTGCGAGTGATCTCCACCACATTTGGATCGCTAGGCTCCCAGCGATCATCTAGCATCACAATAATTACTTCCCCAACAATCTCTACAAATGGGAAGGTGAACTGTGGAATTTGTGGCAGGTTTAGAATTTCCAGAGGCTTATCATACATGGATCCTTTTAGCCCATTCAAAAGGAAGCTGTTCATGTCTCTCCCTAATTTGGTCCTCCTGTTTGGCACAAATACCCCTGGGTAATCTTTACTTTCAATCCATATGACTCGATCAACACGGCCCTTGTCAATAAATTCGAACCCATCATATTGTGTTACACGTCTGAAGTTTAATTGCCCAGAAGTCCCTAAGTATGCCTTGAATTCAAGCTGAACTCGTTGTTCAATTGCTTCTCTATTGAGTTTTTCAATTTCACGTTCCTCCTGTCTCATGGAAAACAATTCCTTGTAGACTTTGCATTCTGTGTTTTCGATTTTGTAGTACATGATTTTTGGTTATGGTCTTAAATAGACCGCGTGATCACAATGTCATTTCATTCATTTGATCGATCACTTTGAAAATCTCCAAAGCGACCTGTGGAACTATAGCGTTTCCGAATCCTTTGATAGATTCGTTTCGCCATTTTGAAAAGGTAATTCCGTCCAATTCGGTGGGAAGCCCATCATTTCCGCCACAAACCGGGGGTTGAGTTGGGAAGTTTTGCCAGTTTGTTTTCTGGCTCTCTTTGTTAACGAATCTTGGTTTTCCTTCCCAGTTGTCTTGAACCCTTCCGAGGCTTGGGGTGTTGGTAAAAGTCCCCGATTCGCCATTTCCCCAACTGTCATTCCAAACCCGTTTCCGTTTATGCCCCTCGCCTTCGCCTTTTTTCTCCTTCGATCGATTTTCTCCAGATCTCCTTGATTCGTGTCCATGACTATCGGAGTAGGCAATAAACCAGACTCGATCTCTTCTGTGGGGAGCGTTGACGGCGCAAGCTGGAAGTATAATCGGCACGACCTCGTACCCTTCAGCTTCCAGGTCAGATTGCACCTCGTCGAAAACCAATCCCCGGCTCCAACTAACAATTCCGCGAACGTTCTCGCCCACAACCCATATCGGTTGAATCTCCCGAATTGCTCTAAGCATTTCTGGCCAGAGATGTCGATCATCTTCTTTTCCTTTTCTTTTTCCGGCAGTGCTGTACGGTTGGCAGGGGAATCCGCCTGTGAGCACGTCGATTCTCCCTCTCCAAACAGTGAAATCTGTTTTCTTGATATCGTCATAGCTTTTTGCATTTGGCCAGTAGTGACTCAGAACTTTCTTTCCAAACTCGTTCCATTCACAATGGAATTTGTTTTCCCATCCCATCCATTCAGCGGCGAGGTCAAAGCCTCCAATTCCTGAAAAAAGTGATCCGTGAGTCATGCGACCGGTTCTAGTTTTTGATTCTCTTTTTCGGCACCGTGCATTTTCACAAAGTCTTCGGGGTCTACACCCTTTTCAAACTCGATTACCTTGCACTGTAAGCCGCTCTTGAGCACTTCTGTAATGGATTTGATCATTGCCCGTTTCCCAGCATCATCACCATCAAATGCGAGGGTGATTGTTCTTACATATCGCTTGAGTCGTGACACATTCTTTGGTGTGAGCGCAGTACCCATGCATCCAACCGTATTTGAGAAGCCAGCCTCATGGAATGCCATCACATCCGTATATCCTTCCATCACAATTGCCTCACGTGATTGATTCATGCTCTTGACGGCATGATTCATCCCAAACAGGGCAGATGACTTATCGAACACCTTACTCTCTCTTCCGTTGATGTACTTTGGATCCTTGTCGGTGAACTCTCCACCGGGATATATTCTACCTCCAAAACTCACCACGTTGTTTCTGTGGTCCAGAATGGGTATCATGATCCGGTTTCTGAAGAAGTCGAACTGCTTAGCCTCGTTCTTTTTTACAACCAGTCCAGCATCAATACACTCGCTCAATATTCCTTTCTCAACAGCCATACCCTTGATGAAGTCCCAAGAATCTGGAGCATATCCAATCTGCCACTTTATGATTTGGTCTTGACTGAATCGAGAATTGATGTAGGATTTTGCAGGGTGGTCTTCAGGGAGCTGTCGGTACTGCTCCTGGTACTTGATTGCCGCTGCTTTAAGAATGTCGGTTAGCTTGTATTTCGAGCGCTCTTTATCGGTTACTTGATCTTCATCTTCGTATTCAACTTGAATTCCGTATTTATCGGCTACCCATTTAATAGCCTCCGGATAAGTCATTCCTTGAGATTCCATCAAGAAGCTGATCGCATTACCTCCCTTTCCGGAGGAGAAGTCTTTCCAGATTTCTTTTTTCGGAACTACGTAGAACGAAGGCGTTTTTTCAGATGTGAAAGGAGAAAGTCCCTTGTAATCTGCCCCAGCTTTCTTAAGCTTCACAAACTGCCCAATTACATCTTCAATCTGAACCGACTCAAACACCCGGTCGATAGTGCTACCGCTAATGAGTGTCATGCTTTTTGGGTTTTGAATACAGAAACAAGTCTCTTCCAAAATTCAGCCCATCGCATCTTGAAGGTTGGGCGAATTCGTTTCACATCGGCCGTTTGGATTGGTGTTTCAGATCTGCGCGTTTCTTTCTTCACTCGAGTAGATTGCACTTTTACCTTCTCACATCCAGCCACGTATCTATCTACTGCATCCCACCCGTACTTGCGTTGAATCTTCTTGAGCTCTTTGAAGTGGTTTACGTAAAGAGGCATCTGTGTGGCATACCACTTTTTAGGGTCTACATATTTCCCTCCAACCTCATGTGTTCCATTCCAAATAAGCGCTTGCCCCAAGAAGCTACGCTGTACCATAATTTGATTACCATCCTTGTCATGGTGCACCATTAAAGGGAGCGATGCGGCAATTGACTGAAGTGTTTTATTTCTGCTCATATCACGGATTTAATCAGTTCGTCGATTTGGTGAAATCTTTGTTCATACAGCTTATCCACCTCAGAAAGTGCCTCCACAGTTCGTGAAGCGTGCAAAACGGTTGCATGATCCTTTCCTCCAAGCGCGTTTCCAATAGATGCCAATGCTAATGTTGTTCTCATTCGGAGTGATGCCATTATCATTTGGCGGGGTTCACAGATTTCCCTTTTGCGGGTTTTGCTCTTGAGTTCCTTTTCATCAATACCCAACTCAGCGCATACTTTTGAAATAGCCCACTTTACTCGTAATGATTTTGGGTTCTTGAAATCACTACCGAGTAGACTATTGAGCACAACACTCTCAATTTGAATTCCTCTAAATGCATCCATGACTATTGGTTTTTCATTGGGTTAGTCATTACGGGAGCGAGGGTTTTGTCTACCGACTCGGCATACATCTTGAGTTTATCCCACAGATTGAGAATCTCTTCCTTTCCATCTTCCCATTTTATTTTGTTGATGAACACCTCTTCTTTCTTTAGCATTCGCGCAATAGTGATGTCTTCATTTGCTTGTTTGCATGAAAAGGCATTGGTGAGTCTCACGACGATATCAGCATCTATGATTGCTCGGATTCGTCTTTTTGCCCGTTCTGCTTCTTCCAGGTCATTGAAGTAGTGGTTTCCGATAAAAGCCTTGGGGTGTTTAGACTCCATTTTCCAGCGCTGCATGAGCGCTGTGAATTCAGCTTTCGTGCTTTCCAGCTTTTTATCGGAGCCAACGGGGCCAATTACATAAACGATGTTGTAATTCATAGTGGTTATGGATTTTATCAGCTCTGGTTACAGAACTGGTTGATTTGCTTTAAGAGGGATAGTCCGGAAGCAGATCCGCTTCCTGGAATTATGCGTTCAATGTGTTGCATGTTGCTCTTGATGAACTTTCGAACGCCGTTGTCATTTGCGTATGGGTAAAACTCAACCCATGTACTCACTTTATTCAGTGATGGTGCAACCTCATACTCAGGTACAAGAGACTTCCCTGTTTTGATCAGGTACCGTCTTGATCTTACGATCTTCTTCAAAAGCTTTATTCCTTCGCTCATAGGTCGGCCTCCTCAAGTTTTACCTTACCCTCTGCTACCTTCTCCAACTTTTGTTTGCGATTATCTTCCTCCTCAGCAATCTCAAGGAGCACTCTTAGAATTTCGTGATGCCGCTTTTTCCCCGTCTTTACCTGAGAGATGTATGAGCTTGAATATGCGCGTGAAGTGCGCTTCTTAACCATATCGATGTAGTCACTAGGGAGCCTTGATGCTAGTGCTTCAATTCCCTTTTTCGATAATTGGTGCGGTTTTTGATTCTCCATTAACTAATAGTTCACCGATTTTTAACCGATTTTTTACAAAGGTAAACTTTTACTTTACATTGTCAAGTGTTTTGGTATTTCAATACCGTTTAACGGTATCCTGATAAAATAATACTTGACCTGTAGTACCGAGATTTGTGTCAATGCCACACACAATACACATAGGACAAGCGATTGATGCGCGCATTAAAGAGCTGGGGCTGCAAAAGAAACATGTAGCCGAGCAAATGGCCATGTCGCGTCAGAATCTCAACAACATCTTCAACTCCGACACCATTCGTACCGATCAGCTCGAGAAGTTCTGTGAGGTGCTTGAGAAGAACTTCTTCCTCCTATATAAAGGACTGGGGAATGACATCAATGAGCATGGCGACACCCAGAACATCACGATTCAGATAGATAAAGAAGGTCATTTGAAGGACAGCAATACAGCAAAGAAGCTTGATGTACTTTACCGGAAAATGAATGAGATATCTGCCCAGTTGGAAGACATTATGAAAGCTGAAGCGATAGCTTCTGTCCAAAAAACGTCCAAATAAAAGACTTGAAAAATCCCAAAAGCCTTAATAGGACAGGGTTTTAGAACTGCGTGATGCATTCCCGTCCAGACCGCCGGGAGCCCTTTCAAACGAAAGGGCTCTCTTATTAAAAAGCTTCTATACACCGCTCTGGATGGGGATTTTAGAAATAAATGAACCAATGAGCCAAAACGTACAAAAAAGCAATTCTGGACAGGATTTGTCCAAAATTCGTCCAACCGACTTCAGGTTTTCGAAAACCGTTTATCTCAACTCTTATCGAGATGAATCTGGAAGAGGTCAGGTTTACCTCAGTGTGACCATAAACCGCAAGAGAACCAAGATCCCATTGGGCATATATGTGCGCCCTGATCATTTCTCTAAAAAGTCAAAACGCATCCTCTCATCATGCAAAGAGGCCAACGATTACAATCTCATCATCGGCCAAGCAGAAAAAAAGGCAAACGACATACTCGTTCGTCATCGGCTGGATGACAAGCCGATTTCGGCATCTGAGTTCAAGAGCAAGTATTTCTCAGGTCCTAGTACCGGAAACTTCATCGAGTTTGGACTGGCAACTATCAAAAAAAGATCGGGTGAACTCAGTGCTCAAACCATCCGCACACAAAAAGGAGATTTTGGAAAGTTGACTGAATTCAAGTCATACATTGGATTTGGAGATTTAGACTATCAACTCATCTTCGATTTTAACCACTGGATGAGCACCCACCTACTGAATAAGCAGAACACCCGCCAAAAAACATTAAAGACAATCCGTACCTACGTTCGAATAGCATTGAAGCAAGGGTACATTGCTGAAGATCCTTTTAAGGATTTCAAGATATCGGTACAGAAAACCCAAAAGGTATATCTCGAACCGGATGAAGTAAAGAGGCTTGAGGGATTGTACGATAGTGGCGAGTTGCCTACTGGCTTGCAGAACACTCTACAGTGTTTTCTGTTCTGCTGCTTTTGCGGTGGAGTTCGTGTTTCTGACGTTAAGCAGCTCAACCAACACAACGTGAAAGGCAATCGATTGGTCTACGTTCCTCAGAAAACCAGGTCAAAAAGCACCAAGATGGTGGAGGTTCCTATAATTGATCGCGCAAAAAAATACATGAATAAAGAAGGCATGTTGGTAAACTCCTACACCAACCAGGTGATGAATCGAAACCTAAAAAGGATTGCCAATCTTGCCAACATAGATAAGAAGGTGACTTTTCACGTGTCGAGACACACCTTTGCCACGCTATTCATTAACACTGGAGGAAGCGCAGAAGTTTTGCGTCCGCTCATGGGGCATGAAAGCCTTAAGTCGACCATGGTATATGTGTCGGTTACAGAGCAGGCGAAAAAGGAACAGATATCACGGATGAACAATGTTTAGGCCGCGACCCCCGCGAGCTTTTCGACCTTATCCTTCCGTGCCGTTTCATCTTCAAGATCATTCAGAAGCAAGTTCACCTTGAACTCTTTTTGCCACTTATCCATTGCGGCAAGAATCATTTGCATGTCTTGGTTGGATCCTGCCGCCCTGCCTGCTCCGAACACCCCACCTTTTTCCATCATCACAGCTTCGGAAGCTGCGCTATAATTTATACCGGGCACTTGTCCGCTCTGGTTGATGCGTTGAAGGGTGGGCAACGTGCTTGCGTTTACAGCACTCTTTCTGATTATCATCTCTCCCCCTTCTAGTTCGGCTCTTACCTGCCCAGTTCTTGGGTCAATCACTGGCATGCCTCTTTCCGCATGGGAAGGTCCATTCAATGGTTCAAACAATCCACCTTGCTCATATTTCTGCGCGGTGATCAGTGCCACTTGCCCTGCTGTTGACGCTATGATGCCGGGGATCACCGTTGGAGACAGCACGCCTGTTTGAGCCATTGCCTTGGTTACAGCAAGCGCACCGTTGATAACAGCTTGAGCGATGTCCAGTATTTTTTTCTTCTGGAATGCTTTCTTCTGGACCCTCTCTTTTTCCTTCTCGTACTTCACCTCAGTTATAAGGCCCATTTCTTTTCGCTTCTCAAGGGCCTCCAATTCTCGCTGTTCTGCATTTGAAGCAACTTGTTCCAGAAGTTGGAATCCATTATCGAAGCCTTCACCCAGAATTTCCAGCTTTTCCTGCTTGATTTGTTGCGCGTATTCCTCTTCCTTTTTCTTCTCTTCTTCCAGATACTCATCATGCATTTGGTTTCGAACATCGAGACCTTCGGCCATGAGTTGTTTCTTCACCTCTTCAATCTCAACTGCCGCATCGATTTCTGAAGCCTTCTGAATTTCGAGCCGCTCCATGGTGGATCGGATGATTCTGTTTACTCCATTGTCTTCTTCATTTGACCCGTTCGAGCCGCCCTTATCTTGTGCCTCTCGTTGTTTGTTTCTAGCATCTCTTAAGGCTAAATCGAGTGCATCGACTTCTCTCTTTATCTGATCTGGATTATACAGTATGCTTCCTGTTTCATCAAACTTTTTCTTTATCTCCAGATAATCCTTGTATAGTTGAGTTAAGTACTTCTGCGCAGCAGGTATACCTTCTTTTGCAACTTTTTTCTGCGCTTCAATTCTTGCATTGGCGAGTCGTTCTTCCTCGTCTTTAATCTTTCTCAGTTCTCGATAACTCTTCTCTGCCGATTCAAGTCGCTCATCATCCTTACCAGTTATTCGATTATAAATATCATCGATAAAGAAGGGGAGTTTTGAAGCTTCTTCTCTAGCATCAAACAATTCTTGCTCCGCGATGTACAAGTCTTTTGCTGTGCCCTCTAACCCCTCTAATTCGGCTTGTGCCAAATTTGAAGCCTCACCAAATCCTACCTGCTCCTTGATCATGATTCTAGTCACACTCAATACACCTGTCAATGTGTCTGTAAGCGTAGTAAGCATACCGTCACTTTCCATTACAGCAAGCATCAGGCTGTCATAGCTTGAACTCAATCGCTCTTGGGCAGACTTTAAATTGTCTGAATTTACTATGGCTTGCTGATAGGCAGTTGTGGTACCGGTGATTGCCTCTGTCAACTCATCTACTCTTGTTCTGTTTTGAGCCAGTATCTGCGCCCCAGTAACATTTTCCTTTCCAAAAATTTTCGTAAGCGCAACTGTATCATTCATAATTGGCTCTAGGTTTTCAAGAGCCTTATTAAAATCAAATTGTCCATTTGTGAAATTTGCCTGATCACCCTGCATAGCAATCAAGATGTTCCTGAATTGAGTACCTGCTTTTGAGGCATCCAACCCCTTTTCCCCAAAGGTTTCTAGTACGGCAACATTCTTTTCAATCGCAATGCCCGCCGAAGCAGCTCCTGGACCTACGTTTGCCAACGCTTGAGAAAGGTATGGTACCTCTTTCGCTCCTTTTTGGGATGCCGCCGCAAGTGCATTTATGTACCTGTCAGCTTCCGAAGTTTCGGCGTTATTGGCATTCATTATCAAGGTGAGGTCTTGTATAGACTTTGTAAGGTCCTCTCCTGTAGCTTTGCTCATTACCATTGCTTTTTCGGTAAAATCAGCAAGGGCCTTAGTGTTCTCCAATAATTCAGGTCGCGCACTTCCTGCCAGTTTGTACGCTTCTAGCACATTAGTAGCAGTAACGCCGAATTGAATCCCCGCTTTTTGTGCCTGCTCCCTCAAATATTCCAGATCTTCTCCATTCGCTCCAGTAATAGCCTGAAGCTCATCAAGCGTTGCGTTAAATTCTTTTGTCGTCCTTACGGCGCTTCCGACTGCAGCAGTTACGGCGCCAATAGATACAAATGAAAGCAATGCGCCTTTGATTACGCCCCCCATTCCTTTCCATGCGCTTCTAACACCACCAACCTGCCTCCGATGGTCATCGAGCATACCCCTCACCCTTCTGAGTTCTCTGACCTTTTCGTTATATTCTTTGGTCCCCCGGGTAGTGTTCTTCACTTGATTCCTGAGTCGATGAAATTCTTTCTCTACCGCTTTGATCGAGTTTTCAATCTCTTTACCGTTGATACGGATGGTTACTTTTCTATTCTCGTTTGCTGCCATGTCAGAAGTTCATTGCTTTTACTGTGAGATCGCCCGACAATCTGGCCAGATCATCTGCGAGTTTCGGTGTTACTTGGTTGAGCGCTTTTGAGATGAATCCAGAGCCTGGAAACCCGCCTGTGTAATATGAGAACCCACCTCGCTGCACGGTTTGTGGCTTTACCCCATGGTGAAGTATGTAGCCACTACGCTTCATGCTCACCGAAATACCCCACACATCACCACCTCCATCTTTCCTCACCCGACCATTCATACCCCTGATCAACGTTCCTTTGTCTCGGTGTCCGGCGGCGGCGGCCTCTTGCCTTAGCTTTTGTGCGGTGGTTCGCGCATATGGCGATACAACAGATTCTATTTGTTTGGAAACATCACTCATTGATAACTATCTATTTAGTTATTGCTTAATCGTGTGAAGTGCAGAATCGACTGAGCACGTAGATCAAGTCACCAGACTCAACCCGGTAGTTGTTCGTGTAGTCTCCTTTTGCCGTTTCCGGCTCGATGAACTCGTATGGATCAAAGTAGAATTCGTAATCTCCAGATGTGTACCAGGGCTCAACCGTAACCACATCTTCACAAAGTGGCGATGGGGAGTTGTTGATGAGCACGAACACCGAATCTTCTCTGGTGTACTCAACATTGTTGTACCAGCACTCAACCTTCATGAGAAGAGTGCCGTTGCATTCCGGCACAAACCCTTCGCATGGAACGGTGAAGGTTGCAAATTGAAGGTATGGCCCGCGACCGGCATACTCTCCATTGATGTAGTAGAATGTGCTGTCCCATTGCATATCAGGACGGTACTCCATTGCCCCATCATCGGCCCTTGAGTAGACGAAAACAGGCAACCTCCCAAGCCCGCAAAAATTTACATCTTGAATATGACTCTGTGCGGCAGGTTGAAGATCAGGGTACTGCCTTCCGAAGTTTGGAAAAACCTCTTCTGTTAAGGTGTTGGTAGTGAAACACTCTAAAACATCTGTGCGCCTTGCGCTTTCAACAAGGCAGGAGTCTACCGTTTCTTTTGAGATTCCAAGATCAAGATTGTTTTCTCGCTCAAACTTTTGAATGAGTTGGGTAACTTCTGCGCTCTTGTTTTCTGGAATTTGCTTGATGCATCCACAAACAAGAATTGCAGATAAAATAAACAGGGTGGTTCGGAGAAACATACTATTGAGGTTTTAAGTACGTTTCAAAAATCACAGTCTGAGAATAGAAAAACTGGACAACAGGAACCTCCGAGGCATTGCAACTTAAATACAATTACTATGTCAGAACAACTGAAGCCTATCCAAAATGCCTTGGAAAACGGATCGATCACCGAAAAACAGATCGAGATTTTAATGGAGCTCCACGATCTCAACGCCTACGAACAACTGTTGGAGCTTTTGCAAAACCACGTGATTGGTATCATCACCAGAAAAGATGAACAGGCTTTTGAGCTGCTTTCATCTCACCCATCGAGACACCAACTTCACGACGTCTTTCAAGTTCTGACCAAGCTGGTAATTGTCTCCACTTAATACAAAGCCCCGGATTCCCGGGGCTGTTTGTTTCATTTCACTTTAAGTTCGCATACCCCGCCCCTCAAAAATATACCCGATCAAGTCCTTTTTATGCAAAACATCAAGGGGCAATATACACTCCTCAATAAACTCTTTGAAGAGTCCAAAATCTTCTCGTTGAGCAGCCTCAGTATTCATATAGTTCTCAAAAAACTCATCAGGATTATCCATTGCGGATAGCATATTCTCACGGTTTTCTTCTTCCGATTTATTCTGTTTCTGCACCCAACCCTTAATTTCCTGTGCGATTAATATTCTCTTAGCCAATCCAGCGATAGAAGTTAGCGAATCTTTTGAACCGTATCCTTGATTACCTATGAATTGGAAATCAACCTTGCACCCAGAACAAATCCAATTTGAATCCCAAGAACCTGATCTATATAAGATCAGGTTTCCACCACATTCCGGACACTCTCCATTCTTGAATTTATCCTGAATATCGGATTCACTATACCTTTTTTTAAATAGTGTCATAGCTTGGTTTTAATTTTATCCCTTTCATTTTCTGAATCTGCTCAAGCAGATCTCTCGTTAACTCATAGTACTCCTTAACGAAGTTATGTACTTCTGGTGTTTGAAGTGTAGACTTCTCCAGAAACGACTTGTACTCTTGGTGCTGCTTTTCAAGAGCAACTTCGAGGATGAGTAGTTGATCTTTATGGGTGATATGAAGTACGTCACCCAACAAAGCTCATCCCCTCTTTAAAGCAATGATTGTACAATCGCTGTTGCCGTTCAACATCTGTGTCGTAAACGCTTTTCATGATGTTCGGCATATAGAACTCCCGTAGCACCACACCGTTTTTCAAACACCAGTTCCGCACATGCTCCCGGTCGTTCTTACTGATTTCATACTGCTGTATCTCAAGAGTTCTCTGGAGTACTTGGAGGGCGTTTTGTGGGAAAAAGGCATCGTCCAAAACATCGTCCAATTCCTTTGGCCTTGCGAATACCACGAACAACTCCTCTATCCCTTCAAATTCCTCAAGAGATTTTACCGGTAGGTGATTCCTTACACCTCCATCGGCATGGTATTCCAATGAGCTTTCCACATCGGCGAAAACAGGTATTGAGGCAGAGCTTACGATCTCATCAATAAATCCTGATCGGGTAAAGTGCTCGAATTCTGAAACTCGAATAGAGCCATTCGCCAACGCAACCGACTCAACAAATACCCTCGTGCCTGAGTTCCGGATCTGAACGGAGTGCTTCGCTTCAAAATGTTGGAGTAGCGTTTTCTCAAGGTTCGACATATCGCCCAGATGAGTTCTACCGGTAAGCGCTCCCCAAATGGCATACAGCGAGAGCCTTCCACGTTTTGTGAATGGGCTCCTTTTCCAAAACATGCCAGGCTTTATATTCTTGAACAAGTCTGCCTTTTCTAGCACGGCTCCTGCCGCCACAAATGGAGAAATAATTGCCCCGGCACTCACGCCGGCAACATAATCGAACTGCAATCTTTTGGATTCAAATGCAGCGGCATATCCGGCATGGCCAGCGATCTTTGTTCCTCCTCCTGAGAATATGATTCCTTTTTTCATGTCAATTCTATTGTTTCACACCTCATAACTCTTGCTAAAAGCCATGCTTCGCACAGCGTTTAGCATGGAGTTAGCCACCATTAAAACGCCTTCAATTTAGCGTACCTTTCAGCAGTCATTACCACAGATGAAGGGTAAGGACTTACAGCGTATTTTATTGCTTTAGGCGTTACAGTGATGGTATTATACCAACTCCATCTTTTCTCAATACATTCCTCACCTTTAATTTTTTGTTCCATATCAGAGTTATCGACCACTTCCATTAAACCACAGAATTCAAGTATCTTCATTAGCTCGCCATTCGGCATAGTGCAGAAATTAACGGTGGCTAACAATGGCTCATACTCCATGCCTTTGTCTGTGCTTTTTTGAGTGTTTTTTGCTTCGCTCATAGTTCAGTAATATTTGAAAGTTTCGCTCTCGTTTTACGGCACGAGAGCATAGTCGTAGCCGTTAAGTATCCCTCTCAGGATGCTTGTACACGCACCCGTGTTTTCTGCAATCGAATTGGTCACTGTACATCCGGTAGAAATGTTGAATTTCGGAGATGGTAAATGAGGCCTTCTGGCTTACGTTGTAGTCGTATTGAATGTCTTTGAGCCACCCCTTTACAACTCGTTGCCGTAGAATACCACCCACAAAAGCCACCACGATAAAAAGGACAACGGGACCGATAAGCCACCAAAGGGAATTCTGCCACCCAATCTTATGATCAATAACAGCAGCAAATGAGAGCGCCAGAATTCCGGCGAAGATTCTGAGGAATTGGCCGTACCTGTCTTTGTAGGCAACAAACTTTTCGTAAGGCGTAAACCACGATGGGCGATTTACAAACGTGCATGCGAACTTCTCCAACAAATGGAAGTCAATTTCTTTGCTCATGGGTTAAAAAAATAGAGGTGATCCAATCCTGTGTATGCATTGTCGATGTGGGTCCAAGTTGGGGTGTGGCTAAAATTCTCCAGACGGGTAATTCTTCCGGTGGTGATGAACCGTGCCTCCATCTGCTTAATCACATCGTGAATTTCTTCTGGTGTTCTGCCTGGTACCACAAGATCAAACGCCCTCCCAAACTTGTGCTGTGAGTACTTAGCCCCAACTGCAGAATTCATTGGCCGGAGGCCGTTGAACTTCCTTTTACCACCCACAGCCCAGTTGTTCACGGTAATAGGCTGATCGATGTAATTGCGAATGGCTTGTAATCCCTCAACAATTCTTCTGTCCAAAAACTTCTCGGCTTTTCGTGTGCCGTCATAGAAATCGGGGTGAACAAGTTCATCGAGATAGAAGTTCCCGATTACTTCAATCCTGTCTTTGCTTGCGATTGTCATCTGTAGTTGCTTTGAAAAAGACCAGTAGCACATCTCCAATAACCGCAGCCGCGATTAAGGTTCCGAAAATCACGTTTTGCCACCAGGGCAACCCGTCTTCTATCATGTACCATACGCCAAGGGCGGCGGCAACAAGTACAATTGCGAGGTGAATGTATTTATAGTGCATCAACTGGGGGTTTTTGAGAGGAACTTGTACATAGCCAAAATGCTTGTGATCAACAGAATGAAGCTAATCCACGCGAACCCACCTTCTCCAAACACCTTTTTGAAAAAGCCATCTGCACCATTGTCGCTCAAGTGATAGAACTTTCTACCTGGAGCGTTTTCGAAACTATGTAAGTGATTGAGATACCAACTAAATGCGGTTCTACGCATCACCAAGTGAGTGACGGCAAAAGGCCATAGATCAACATCTATCAAAATCAAGGTGAACATCAATAACCCCCAAACCAAAGCGTAAAAGATGTGATAGTTCTCATCGTGAATTTTGTGAGACCAGGTAAACGACTGCCCCCAAGTCATGCTTTGAATATGGTAATGAGCAGTTGCTTCACATAGACATGTGAAAAGTGAGAACAACCAAAGAGTTGTAATGAGAGAAATATCCATGATTGATTTTGGTTAAAAGAATCCTGTGCCCAACGCCCCACCCTCGAAAGGGATAGAGCGTCCTTAACCAAAACTATTACTAACCTAAACCACGAATGCGGTTTATATGGAAAACTCCTCGTTTGGAGCGTTGGACACAGGAATCAAAAAAAGCTTGTATACACCGCTCGTTTGCGGATTGGATTACTAAAGTAGTGAAATTCAAGTGTTTCTTTACACTTGTAAAGCATTTCTTTCCTCCTCTTGTGTCAATTGGAACGGTATTTGTCTACTTATACGGTACTTACAGTAAAGTTGTTCGGTACTCGATTTCTTGATTCTACCACAACAGTGGTGCAATTTTGAATCGACAAATGGTTGGAGCATATTTTGTGCGCCAAATTCTGAATAATAACAAGGCACCAGGAGACTCGGTGAAAGTCCGAGACAATGCGCGCGAAAGCCGACTGTTTGTCACCACCTGGTGCTATTTTAAACCATGCGCTATGACAAACAGCCGCGAAACTGCACCCGGAGCAATTAAACCGGAACAATCCCAACAAGTAATGGAGTTGATAGAGAAGTGTGAAAAGGACTTAACCCTTCACGATCTCAAAAACCTGTTACTACTCCACGACAACATTCACTGGAGAGTTTTCAGAGATGCTGTAACAATGCTCGTGGCCGACGCCCTGGCAAGCGACAACGTTCTTGTGGTACAAGACTTGGGAATGGATGTTGCCCCTGGAACAAAGAAAATATGGGAGCTGCAAACAGCACTTGATGTTTCAGGACTCCTACAGGAAAACGAACGCTAATCTAAGGCCCCTCCCCGGAGGGGCTTTCTATTCCAGTTGTGCAAAGCCAAGTTGAAAGAAAGTACTGATGTAGTGAGCGCAAGGAAGGCTTCGTTCTCACGGTTTTCAGAAAGCAACAAACCTGTGGCCACACCACCACCAACAAATCCTATTATACCAGCCACCTGTTTAACTGTCCTGGATCGAGAGTCATGAGGAGAAAGAACAAGATCACCAGACTTAATCCGTTTTCGTTCCTGGTACGCAGATTCGATATTGAAGTACGAGCCGTATGCAAACACAATGGCCCCAAAGTCTAAAATCTGAGTGTTGTCTGATGAAATCGCAAACGCTGATACTGGAAGAGAAATTGCCGATAGTGCCAACCCAAAATTTCTATTCTTCACCACATCCTTTTGATAAGATGACAACCTCAGATCCTGTGAATGAACTGAGAAAGAAAACAAGAGGGCGAAAGCTGTGATGTAGATGACAAGTTTTGATTTCATGGGGCAAACATTTACTCAAATGTAAATCAAAAACTATTCCATCAAATTCAAGGGTTTATTTTCCGGAGCTCCAGTTTTGCTTTCACCGATGAATCGTCGGTGAACTCAGGCACAATCTTCTCTGGAATGTACTCCACACCATCTATTTTGATTTTACTCTTAAGTAATTCTCCCGCCGAACGCTTTAGTAGACTATGGATCGTAATGCGCGAACTCTGATAGAGTTTCTGAACGAAGGCCTTCCAAAATACTTCATACGCGCCAATATTCTCTCTTTCGTATAGCAATGAGAAGTCCGAAACCACATTCCCATCGTAGTCGTACTCGTATGGAGAACTCAACGGGTAATCATTTACACCGCCTGGTTGAAATCCATGTTTTATACTGAAGTACAATGGCCACGTTCTTTGTCCTTGCTCTTGCCATGAGCTGCTGCCCTCTTCATCATACACTCTGCAGAGAACTTCTTCACTATCCATTTCTATGAGATCAATCTTAGGAAGCTTGGCGCTGGAAACGACCGACTCTGATCTTCCACTTCCAATCTGAACGCCGTCAATCTTTGGGCCTAAAACCACCCACTCCCAGTTGGTTTCGCCGTCATTGAGCTTTGCAACATACCAGTTATTCGTTTGAAAGGCATGAGCAATCCGCCCGGGCTTGGGAATCGGTAAATCATCAACGGTGTCAAAGCTCCCCTCTATCCGAAGGTCGCTCACATCTGTTTTTGAGTTCCCCCAGTTGATCTTGAGCAAGCGTTCTTCAAGAATCTCCTTTTTGTACTCGTACCCAAAGTCATCGATTGTAACAAAATCCTGCCCTAAAACCTGATCATATAAAGTGCAGAATCCAACCTTACTCAAGTCGTTAAAGAAGACGTTGATACCAAATGCCTTTCGGATGGCTATCAAGAAGTCTGAAATGGTAATATCAGGAAGGCAATCGCCGATCTTGAATTGGCCTAAGAATCTATTGCTATCGGCAAAAGCAGAAATAACGGGTGTAATACTGATGGTAGAGCCCTCCAGCACCTCTATGGTGGAAAACCCTGAATCCAACAATAGCCCACAGGGATTGGTTAAAGAAGAATTGAGCGGTATGACTCCGGTGTAGGTTACGGTTTCGTTTCCAGATCCGGTATACGTCCAAATTGGAGATGCATAATGACCTGGAATAAATAAGCCAACATTATCAGGGCCGGTCTTATCGCCAAAAGCAATAGTAATGTCAAAACGATAGTCGCCAGTTACCGGAATTGGGAAGAAATTCCCTGACAACTCATTTACGCCAGCCACTGTAAAATCTTCCACTACTTCATCAAAAAGTGGATCTGGCCAAGTATAATCGGTTGGGATTTCCACATCTGCACTTGTAGTTAGTAGACAGCTTCCAAGCACACCAATATCATCAAGGGAATGAAGGCCCTCAACCAATACCTTTTGCAGCTTGGGGTTTTCGAATACGTCACCTGTAGCCTCATATCCGAAATACTCGAAGCAGCGCTTCAGCACCTCCAGCATGTAAACCGATGGAGCAAGCCCATAGCTCGTACTACTGTCAGTATTAAAACGGAACGACTGACTGGACTGATCAAAACTGTTGAAGTCAGTTCCTGAATAACCGTCTTCTACCGAGTAGTGCGAAAGATTCCGGAATGGTGAGAAATAAATCTTTGAATCTGGGTAGCCCGCCTGGGAAGCGGTTTTTGCCGCGGCTACAATTTCTGTTTGGCTATCTCCAAGGTCTATTTCTTCATCGCAAACGGTACGGATAGATACATCGCTAATGTTGCTCGCCCATCCGTTCACGATAAATGATGTGTCGATTGAGCCCTTCTCGCGAGACTTATTGACTTCCTCGATTAGCAATAGACCAACATATTGGATGTTTCCTCTGAAGTAAAATCTACTTTCCACAAATAGAGGCGTATCCCGCACGAACTTACTTTCGGCCATACCAAGTAATTCGGAGTTGCCCTCTAACGGGAACTCAAGCCCAAAACTGTAGGTGCCTGGAATCCTACTGAATTCAAACACCGGGCTCTGCTGCTGAAATTGAGCCTTTTGCTTTGGGGTGAGATTCAAAAACCTCTCTTCTCCATCTACAATTACGCTAATCGCTATTGCCATGTCCTGTTGATCTTACTGTATGCCTTTTCTTCGTTCAGCAGAAGGGTTATTTCATTCGGAATAACATTGGTACTTCTAAAGTCTTTGAGGCCGGTTGCGAAAGTGGTTTCATCAATTCGGCAACCGATACGCTTACCATCTACAACCATCCATATTCTACGAGCAGTCATGAGCTCCTGCAGCCTTTCTGCTTGCCCTTTACTCATACCCCCGGTAGAAACGGTAATTCTCGGTTGTACAAGTTGGTTGTAGTCCAAATTAGTGATGTCGGCCTCTGTGCTTTCCAAGTTTCTGGGCAGTTGAAGGGTCTCAAAACTGTTGCTTGCCTCCATTTGCCGCTCACCCTCAAGTGAAATCCCCTCTTCAAGCCCATAGCTGTTCGTGAAGATCAGATTCACCGCCATTTTTGTGGGTTTGATGATCTTGAACTCCTGCCGAGCAACCAAGCCTCCAAGGTTCGTGATCACATCAATTCGGTACCGTATCGGGGTTTTATCGGGGTTCTCTTCATCTAACTTCATTTGGTTGTACCCGCATGGAACAGAATACACGCTGTTGTTGGCGAACTGCACTCCAAGATAGCTCAAAACGTAGGTCCAGAAGTTCGGGTTGGTGTCGGATGTTCCATCATCAAACCAAACCGTCCATCTTATCCGTAAATCTGTTCTGGATTCAGAAGCATCCATGTTCACGAAATGGAGCCAGTCTACAGAGTCTACAAAGCAATAGTCGACCTCTGGCCGCCAAGTAAGTT